GCCCCGAGAGGCCATGGAAGCGAAGGAACGCCAGATGGTGGCGCTCGGAGCGAAGCTCGTCGAGCAGCGCCAGGTGCAGCGCACGGCCACCGAGGCGAAGCAGGAATACGCTACCGAGATTTCGGTCATCGGCGCGTGCGCGCAGAACGTCTCCCAGGCATACGAGCGCGCCCTCGCGTGGGCAGGCGCCTTCGTCGGGACCGAGGAGCCATCTGTGCTGACGCTGTCAAGCGGCTTCGACCTCGACACCATGACGCCCGAGGAAGTGACTGCCGTCGTGGCCGCATGGCAGGGCGACGCTATCAGCACCACCGAGATGCGCGACAAGCTCAAGGCCGGCGGTGTGGCCACCCAGGACGACGAGGCATACAAAGAGGAGGTGGCGAGCAAGCCGCGCTCTGGGCTGGGGGCGCTGGCGGCGAGAGGGTTTGCCCCTGAACAGGCCCCCAATGATGTGGTCGACGAGGAAGCGCCAGAGCAAGCCTAGCCCATGGGCCGCGAGCACGACATCCTAGACGAATCCCTGCGCCACCAAGTGCGGGTCGAAGGCGTAGCCGCCGACGTAGCCAAGCGGGTCAAGCACAAGCTGGCCAGCATCGGTAGCGCCGCGCTCAAGCGGTTGTCCGGTGAGGAGTTGACCGAGCTTTTGGCCGAGGATATCGAGGCGGTGCTACGCGAGATTCAGGCCGACGAGCTGCGGGTCATGGTCGACGCGCTGGACGCGCTCACGCCGCAGCTCGAGAAGCTGGCAGCCTACGAGGCGACATACACGGCGAAGGCACTCGCCGCCGCGTCCGAGAAGGTGCGGATCCTCTCGCTCAGGGCAGGAGAGGCATACAAGGCGGCCATGGCCAACCCGCTGGCCGCCACGGGCCAGATGCTCGAAGCGGTCACGTCCGAGTGGACCGAGCGCCAAGCGGCCAAGGTGTCGCAACTCGTTGGGCAAGGCTACGCCAACGGCTGGACGAATCAGCAGATGGCACAGGCCATCCGAGGCACGAGGGCGCTGGGCTATGAAGACGGGCTAATCGAGGGCATCGGCAAGAGCGCCGACATGGTGGTCAGGACGGCGGTGCAGCATGTGGCCGGCGCGGCCCGCATGGAGACGTGGGCGAAGAATGACGACGTGCTAGCCGGGTATCGCGTGCTGGCGACGCTCGACTCGGCGACCTGCCCGGCGTGCGCGTCCATCGACAACGACGAGGTCTACCAGACGGGAGAAGGACCGACGCCACCATTCCACATCGGGTGCAGATGTACCACGGTGCCCGTCCTGAAAGAGCAGTACCGCTATCTCGCAGAGGGCGAGGAGCGGTCATCCGAAGACGGCCCCGTCGATGCCAAGCTGACCTACTACGAGTGGCTGAAGAAACAGCCGACTGCCTTCCAGGACGAGGCGCTAGGGCCAACGCGCGGGCAGCTCATGCGCGACGGAGGACTATCGGCCAAGCGATTCGGCCAGCTCAACCTAGGGCGAGACTTTCGGCCCATGACCCTAGACGAGATGCGAGCGAAGGAGCCAGCGGCGTTCAAGAGGGCGGGGCTGTGATTCAGAAATGCAGAATTGTAACCGGGCCGGTGGCCCAAGAAAGGAACGGTGTTCCATGGCAGTGAAAGCAGTAGTGACGAGTCTGGAAGGAATCCCCGAGGCGTTGCAGGCCGAGTACGCTCCGGGCGAGGGCGGGAAGTTCTACCTCAACCTCGAAGGGCTGGAGGCCGGCGCTGCCGACCCTCACCCGGCCGTGGGCGAGCTGGCGCGGGCGAAGAGGCGCGAGGCCGAAGGAAAGACGAAGGCCGAGGCGAAGGCGCAGGAGCTGGCCGCTAAGTTGGAGGCGACCATTCTGGAGAAGGAAAACCTGCTCAAAGGAACGGTGCCCAAGGACAACTTCGCGGCCCTTGAGGCCAGCTACAAGGAGCGCAGCGAGCGCGAGAAGGGAGAGTTGAAGGCGTCCCTCGAAGGCGAAATCTCGAAGCTGTCAGGCAGCCTCAAGACGGTCCTGGTCGACAACGTGGCCATGTCCATCGCATCGTCCATCGCTGCCGACAAGGTACAGATCCCCGTATTCCTTCCGCACATTGCCCCACGTCTGGCAGTGGAAATCGGAGCTGACGGCAAGGCGACTACTCGCGTTCTTGACCGAGAAGGCAAGCCTTCCGCGTCGACCATCGAACACCTCGCGAAAGAATTTGTTGCAAATCCCATGTTTGCTCCGCTAGTATTGGGTAGCAAAGCTACAGGAGGCGGTGCCTCCGGTGGATCTGGCGGCGGCGGTGCCCCCCAGAAGCCTGGACTGAACGACCCCCCATCTGCGTGGGCCGCTTACGCCAAGGCCAAGAGGACCGGAGGGTAGCGCGGCAAGCGGGGCCCTCCAAACCATCCCGGAGGGCACCCAATGTCACTGACAAATCTGAGAGTCTATAGCGATACCGTCGACACCGTGGCGAGCGAGATGCTGGCCCAACAGGTCGACCTGTTCAACGCCGCCAGCTCTGGCGGCATCGTCCTGCGTACCGCAGCCAACCGCGGCGACTACGCTAGCACGCTGAAGTACCAGAAAATTTCTGGCCTGATCGCGGAACGTGACCCCACCAGCTCGGCAGCCGTCAGCGCGCTTGACCTCGTGCGCATCCTGGAGGGGTCGGTCAAGCTGTCCCGTCGTGTCGGGCCGGTGAACCTGATCCCGTCCGACTACGATTGGATCATGCGGTCCCCCGAGGAGGCGGGCGCGACCGTCGCGGCGCAGGTCGCCGCAGACCGTCTCGGCGACATGCTCAACAGCGCCCTGACTGCCTTCGTGGCCGCCACCCTGAACGTCGGGACCACGCTCTACAAGGACATGGGCGCCACCTCGATCACGCTGTCCGGGCTCGCCGACGGCGCTCAGTTGCTTGGCGATGTGCAGAGCAAGATCGCGTGCTGGGTCATGCACAGCAAGACCTGGACGGATCTCTACAAGGCGGGGATCACTGGGAGCAACACCCTGTTCCAGTACGGCACGGTCAACATCGTCAAGGACCCGCTCGGCCGTCCGTTCATCATCACCGATTCCACCAACCTTATCAGCGCCTCCGACTACTACACCTGTGGGCTCGTGTCCGGCGGTATCGTGGTCGAAGATAACGGCGACATGAGAAGCAACACGGTGGTGTCGAACCTGACCCAGAACATCGCCGCGACCTACCAGGGGCAGTACAGCTATAACCTCGGCCTGCTCGGGTACAAGTGGGACGAGACGAACGGCGGGCGGGCTCCAGTGGCCGCGTCCATCGCCACCGGCACGAACTGGGACAAGACCGCGACGAGCGTCAAGGACTGCGCGGGCGTGGTCGTGATCGCCCACTAGTCGGACCCTGGCAGCCGCCGTTTCGGATGGTCCTTGACGGCGGCAGCCGGGACCACGTGAGGAAAAGCCATGAGTTCCAAGGTTCTCTATTTCACCGTAGGCCCGAAGCCGACCACGGCAGAGCTTGCGGAAATCGCCGTACTCAACACCATCGCCGAGGCCCCGTACACCGTCCAGGTGCTCAGCGGGAAGCCGAGGGCCAGCGTCACACTGACGACCGTTTCTGCCGCGCAGGCCGACAACAGCTACAACGACGCGGGCGCCACCATCACGGCCGGAACCATCTCGGCGGCAGCGACGGACAACAGCTTCAACGATTCCGATAGCGGATTCGTGACGGCTGGGTTTGCCGTTGGCGACTACGTGACCGTGACCGGGTTCACCGGGGCGGGCGTGGTCGTCAACAATGTCACGGGCGCCAAGATTTCGGCGCTCACGGCGGCCAAGATGACGATTGCGGGGGCCGACGGTGACGTTCTCGTCGACGATGCGGACGGAGAGTCGGTTACCATCACGGCGGCGGGACGCTTCACGACCGCCGGGTTCAAGGTCGGCGACCACGTCATGGTGCGCGGGTTCACGGGCAACGCGGCCAACAACATCACCGACGCTGCCATCACCGCTCTGACCGCTACGAAGATGACCATCGGCGGGACGGACGGAGACGTCATCGTCAACGATTCGGCCGGCGAATCCGTGACCATCTCGACCCGAGACGAGTCGGTCAAGTACGGCGGAGGCCTCATCGTAGCCGACTACGTGGCTGGCACGGTCCCCGAGGAGTACAAGTCCGGCGGGACCGCGATCTACACGGTCCTGGACCCCGCGAGCCCACCCGACTTCCCCACCCTGCCGAGCGATATGAACGCCGTCGAGGACGGCGACACGCTCGCCCTGGACACTGCGGGGACCGTCACGTTTGCGATCGCCGCCGGAGTCCTTAGCGGCGAGCTGGCAGCCACTGAGGCGGTTGTCACTGACGCGGATACCGTGGCGGTGGTGAACAGCGCCGGGACGGCAACCGACAACGCGACGGCAGCGGTATCTGCCAATGCGGTCACGAACGTCGAACTTCCGGCGACCAAGACCGTGGTGGAAAACCTGGACACCGTGACCGTGGATGGTGCCACCGTGACCCTAGCGGTGGGCAGCGGGGCCGTGACGGGCGGAACCCTGACCGCAACCAAGTGCGTCGTGAGCAGCGGAGATACCGTGGCGGTGGGGTCCGACGATGTGACCATCACCGTGGCCGGTAACGCCATGACAGGTGGGTCAATCGGGGCGACCAAGACCATCGTCGAGGATGCCGACACCTTGGCATTGACGACGGCTGGGACCGTGACGATGGGGGTTGCCGGTGGCGTGTTGTCCGGAGACGTCGCAGCGACGGAGTCGGTCGTCACGGACGCCGATACGCTCGCACTCACCACGGCGGGCACCGTCACGTTCGGAGTGGCGGCCCATGTGTTGAGCGGAGATGTCGCGGCCGATGAATGCGTGGTCACCGACGGCGACACCGTGGCAGTTGGGGCGGACGATGTGACCCTTGCGGTTGCAGCGCACGTCCTGAGCGCTACCATCCCAGCCACCAAAACCATCGTGGAAGATGCCGATACTCTGGCGCTCGACACGGCTGGAACGGTTACGATGGCAGTGGCTGCCGGGGTGTTGTCTGGCGACGTCGCTGCTACCGAATCGGTAGTCACGGCAGCGGACACACTGGCGCTAACTACAGCGGGGACGGTGACCTTCGGGGTTGCCGCTCACGTGCTCACGGGCGACGTAGCAGCGACGGAAACCGTTGTCACGGATGCCGATACTCTGACGGTCGCGGGTGAAACCGTGACCTTCGGGGTAGCGGCACACGTGCTTAGCGGGACCATCCCTGCGACGAGCGCCATCGTCCAAGACACCGACACCGTGAGCGTTGATGGCTCGGACGTCACGCTGACGGTCGCAGGGAACGCGGTCACCGGGGGAAGTCTCGCGGCGACAAAGTGTGTCGTTACGGACGCCGATACGGTCACAGTAGACGGGGCCACGGTGACCCTAGGCGTGGGAGCGAATGCTCTCACCGGGGGCACCTTGCCGGCGACGAGTTGCGTGGTCGCAGACACGGATACAGTTTCGGTTGGTGGCGTCACCTGCACCCTGACTGTCGCGGCAAACGCTCTGGTAAGTGGTGCACTGCCGGAGACGTCCACCGTGTTGTCGACTGCCACCGACATCAACATCACGTCGGGATCGGGTAGCACCAAGGTGACGGTGACCGTTGCCGGCGGTGTCGTTACCGCCTGTGTGCTCAGCTAGGAGGAATCCACATGCAGCAGCGAAACGTCAAGAAACTCTACTTCCTCAAGAGCATGGTCCCGACAGACGAGGAGTTGGCGGAAGCCGACCGCCTCGGCATTAGGGCCATGCGGAACGGCTCCGTGGCGGCAAAGTCGCCATACTGTGAGCCTGCCGAGGTCGTGGCCGGGTTCGTCCCGGTCGGGTACCTAGACATGAAGGGATGCAAGATCCTAGACCAGCCCAAGCCGGAACCCTCGAAGACAGGGAAGTAGGGGGATCTAGTCGTGGCCATTACCGTAGAAGACGGCACCGGGGTTACTGGGGCCAACTCCTACATTTCGGTGGTGAACGCGCAAGCCTACGCGACCGAGCGCGGGCTTGCCGTCACCGTCACCGAAGCATCGCTTATTCGAGCTTGCGACTACCTGGAATCGTTGCGGGCGCAGTACCAGGGCGTGAAGACCGATGAGGATCAGGCGCTACAGTGGCCACGCTATGGCGCCTACCTCGACGGTTCTTCGATTGACTCAGACGAGATCCCGGACATTCTCCCGAAGGCGCAGGCACAGCTAGCCTGCGACATACTGGCGGGAACCGACATCATGCCGAGCAGCGACGGCCGCGAGGTGCTGAGCGAGGCAGTCGAAGGCGCGGTGTCGGTTACCTACGCGCCGACCGGCGTCGGGGTGGCGCAGCCAGCATTGACCGCTGCGCGCGCTCTGGTTGACCCGCTGCTGTCCACCGTGGGCGGGGCGTCACTTTTCACCGTGAGGGTATGACATGAATTTCCAAGTCTCGCAGATGGTCGATACCGTGACCGGGCTTCCCGTGACGGACCTGTCCAGCGTCAACAAGCTCGTTACCCACTGGTTCCGCGTCGGACTCGGCACGAAGCTCGGGATCACGCCGGTGTGGGCCGCGACGGGCTCGCCAGCCGGGACCATCGGGATCGAGTTCACGAACGACCCGTCGGCCGGCGTGGATCACGCGGGCATGGCCGTGCGCCAACGCATTCCTGGGGACTTGGCGAATCACGTTTGGACCGAGTCGCTGGCGTTGACGGGCGATGCCTACCCAATCTCCGGGCTTGTGCCTGCCCCCGTGCAGCCCGCTGGCACCGCTGGCCGAATGCCGATGGCGTTTGAGAGCCCCGGAGAGTACATCCGCTTCAGCTACATGCGCACGAGCGGCGGGACCGCTTCCGTGCTGACGTTCAACCTCTCGACCGACAAGGACTAGGAGGGCGCCATCACTCTCTATACCCGCATGGCCGCGACAGCCAAGAGGCTGATGGGCGCCACCGGGTATGGCCAGACGGTGACGTTCTATCGCTACACCCCTACGGTGAGCAGCACGGGCGGTGGTGTAACCAAGAACGCAGCGACCTCGACATCAACGGCGAACGCTGTGCAGGTGCCGATTGCCGCCGGGGCGAAAGAATGGGGCCAGGACAAACGGGTGATGGCCGAAGTTCTAGCGAGCAGGGAGGTGCGATTCCTGAAGGTTTCCGCCTCGTCGATGACGTTCGAACCGGCGCCGTTTGATGAGGTGTCGCTGGCCGGTTTCACGTGGCGCGTGCTCGGTGTGACGGCCATCAACCCTGCTGGGACGGCGCTAGTCTACAGCGTCGCGTTGGTGAAGTTGTGAGTTTCTCCACCGACCTGACCAAGTTCGCGCGCAAGGCTGGCGACGCCACCGAGGGCACGCGGCGGGCCGTCATCCTCGAGCTGTTCGGCTCGACGGTGAAGGACACCCCGGTCCTCACGGGCCGCCTGCGTGGCAACTGGCAGACGTCGGTCGGGGCGCCGGTCACGAGCGAGATCGGGCAGCGTGGCGGGACGGGCGCGGGTGTCCCTCCCGAGGTCATGGCCGAGATCATGGCAGCGTGCGATAGCAGCGCCGGCAAGGACGCAACGGTCTACATGCGGAACAACCTGCCCTATGCAGCACGCATCGAGTTCGACGGGCATAGTTCGCGAAAGGCACCGGCCGGCATGATGCGGAAGAACTTCGCGCGCGTGCAACGGATCATCGAGGCCAAGGCCAGGAGGGGCGGCAAGTGAGCTTGGCACTTGTCCACGCTGCCCTAGAAGCCCAGGCCAACTCGGCGTTGTCGGGCTGGTCTATCGCGCGCGAGAACGCGCCCGTCACGACGCCGACAAACGCCAAATGGGCGGCCGTGTTCTTCCTGCCCAACACCCCGAGTGTCGACACCCTAAGCAGCACGGGCCAGGACATGACCGACGGTGTCTACCAAATCGATCTCAACTATCCGCGTTGGACCGGCGACTCTACCGCTCGCTCAGACTTCGAGGCGGTGAGGGACAAGTTTCCCGCCGGGCAGAAGCTGACCAGCGGCGGGCAGGCGGTGGCGATCAGCAACTGCGGGCGGTCCGAAGGGCGCACCGTCGAGAATTTCTGGAGAGTGACTGTCAGCATCTACTGGTACGCAATGATCGAACGTTAGGAGGATACCAATGTCATCTGGAGCAATGCACGCAGTCAACTATTGCGTCGAAACGGACTACGGGGTCGTCAACGCGACGCCGACCGGGATCGTGTATCCGGTCCGCTACACCGGGTTCACGGGAGGCCTTTCGCGCGACACCTTCGAATCGATGGAGATCCGAGCCGACCGCATCTCTGCGGGGACGCGGCTAGGCGCCAAGAACGTCCAGTGGGAGATCGCGACCGAGCTGAGCTACGGCAGCCTCGACACGCTCCTACAGGCCGTGACCATGGGGACGTGGAACACCAATGTTTTGGAGACGGGCACCACACGGCGCTCCTACACGCTGGAGCGGTACTTCGCCGACCTGACGACGGGAAACAAGTTCTACCGGCTCTTGGGCTCCGAGTTCAACTCGCTCAAGCTGAGCGTCACGACTGGCGGGATCATCACCGCGACCTTCGGCGGCATCTCGCAGGACGAGGCGACCGCAGCCGCGACCATCGCGACCGTGGCTGCCGCTGACACCACCGAGCCTTTCGACGCCTTCCAGGGAGCGTTGACGAATGAGGACGGGGCGCTGGCCACCGTGACAGACTTCCAGATCGAGTTGACCAATGGTCTGGAGCCGTTCTTCGTCGTCGGCACTCCGCTGACGATGCTTCCCTCGGTTGGGCGTTCGAAGATCAGCGGCACGCTGACGTGCCGGTTCTCCGACGCCGACTACTTCGACAAGTTCGTCAGCGAAGACAAGGACACCCTGACGCTCACCCTCACGGACGCGGCCACCAACGAGCTCGAGATCGTGCTCCCGAACGTGACCTATACGGGAGGCGCGCGCGACGTGTCGGGAGATGGGCCAGTCAAGATCGTGATGCCGTTCCGCGCCGACTACGATAGCGGCGCTGCCAGCAATATCACGTTCACCCGCACCGCTGCCGTGTAGGCCATGGACAAGGCAACAGATACGGGCGTGTTCTTCACACGTGCGCGGCACAACAAGCCAATTAGGGTGCCGCTTCACAACAGGGACACGGGAGAAAAGACGGAGCACTGGGTCGACATAATCGGCCCAGACAGCGACGCCATTCGGCTGTCCGTGCGACTGCGGCAGACGGAGAAGATCGAACAGTGGCGCGACTTGGTGGCCGGGGGTGTGAAGCAAGAATCGAGACGCGCAAAGGAGTGGTTTGCCCAGTCCGAGATAGAAGACGACCGCGCCAGAGCGGGGGCAGCCATCGTGGGATGGTCACTGGACGACGCTACGCTGCCCGATGGTGCCAAGTGCGGAAAGTGCGAACCGGGCAACGTGGCCAAGGTACTAGAAGAGGCGCCGAGCATTCAGGATTCGGTCATACGGGCGCTAGGTGACCGAAGCCTTTTTACTGTGAGCGTGTCGGCCAGCTCTGCCGATACGCAGAAGCCCAATTCCGCCTCGACAAGCCCATCAAAGGAGGAACCCAAACCGAGCGAGAATGCGCCGCCAGCTACTGGAAGCAAACCGGAAACAAGCCCGAGGAGCTAGACCTCCCTGAGCTACCGCCCGAGCTTGAGTACGTCTGGAAATGGTTCTGTCAGCTATGCACATCGAACCCACTGACCTTCGGCGAGATTTCCGCCTGGGCCGAGTTGACGGGCGTTGCGTTGCTGCCCTGGGAGGCCGAGGAGCTGCTGACGCTCGACCGCATTCGGTGGAGGGTTGCCCATGAGTGAAGTTGCGTCTCTTGAACTGCGGGTCACGTCATCCGGGGTGGAGGCTGCCAGGCAGCATCTACAGAGTTTCACGGCTGAGGGCGGGAGAGCCGAAGGCGCCGGCAAGAGGTGCGCGTCGTCGCTTGACGAGCTAGACGCATCGGCGAAGCGCGTGCAAGCAACGATGGCTAGGCTCAAGGCTCAGGTCAGCCAGACCCTGACGAACGACCTCAATAAGCTGGCCTCTGGGTATCGCTCGGCAGCGAGCAAAATGACGCTTCCCGGGCAGACGGGGGAGTTGCCGGCATCGTTGGCGGGCGGCATCGGAGACAAGGCCACGGCGTCCTTGCAGATGTGGCGGAAGGCGCAGACGGACGTCACGGTTGCCGAGGCGGCCATGGTTGCGAAAATGCGCGAGGCAGACTCGGCGGCTAGCGCTCAAAGCGGATCGTTCGGGAAGCTGACTGCCGGGGCCAAGGGCATGGTGGTGCCGCTGTTAGCAGTCGGCACGGCAGTCGCTGGGGCTCATAAGGTGATGGCCGAAACTATCGCTTACGAGAACCTGATTGCTCGCCTGTCCGGCGTGACAGGCGGTGCGGATGAGGCCGTCCTAGCGTTCAATCGCTTGGAGGAAATATCCGACGGAACGATCTTCACCGAGAACCAACTGACCGAGGCGTTTCTGCATCTGAAGCAGACGGGGCTTGACGCTTCCGAGAAGTCGCTGAAGGCGTTCGCGAATATCGCCAGCGCGACCGGCCAGAGCATGGACCAACTCGCCGAGATGACCCTCTCGGCTAGCATGGGGATTTTCCGCTCCATGCAGAGCATGGGCATCCGCGCCGTAGCCGATGGGAACAAGGTGCGCCTGACTTTCAAGGGCGTGACCACGACTATCGGAAACAGCGCACGCGAGATCCAGGAGTATCTGGTCAAGATCGGAGAGACGGACTTCGCCGGGGCTGCCGCGCGCCAACTCGACACCATGGGCGGCGCGGTCAAGCGTCTTGAGGACTCGTGGGGCGATCTGTTCCGCGAGCTAGGCAGAAACGCCGTCGGCGAGTTCATTCAGACGGGGATGAAGGCAGCAGCATCAGCAGTCGATGGCGTGACAGCAGCTGTCGAGGCTCTGTTCTATACGATGTCCAAGAAGCCCAAGGAGATGAGCGCCGCCAAGAAGGCCATCCTCGCCGGGTTCCTTGGGGAACAAGAATGGGGCGCCACACAGGGCAGCATCGAAGAACGGTATGCGGCCCTCATGGGTAAGCAGGAGGCGGCGTTCACGAACAAGGGCGAGCAGCAACGTCTAGAGGAGTACCGCGCTCGCGTCAAGGAGATCAAGGAGCTGTCCTGGGAGGCCATGCAGGGCGGCTATGCCTTCGACGAACGGACCATGCTGAAGGCCGCCGAACAGGAGTACATCCGAGGCGCGGGCGGGAAAGGATCGCCGCCGGCTGCCGCCAAGAAGGAAACCGAGTCTCTGGAGGATTGGGAGTACAGGGTCAAGCTGTTGACCAAGAAGGCCATCGAGGAGCGCGACGCACTCACGGACAAGGAGGCGCAGGACACTGCGCAGAAGCGGTATGACCTGGAAGAAAGCCTCCGCCAGATGGACGAGCGTTTCCGCGAGGAGGAGCGCCGCGAGCTTGAGGAAAACGCGCGCATGCGCGAGGGCCTTTTCGACGGCCTTCTGACCGAAGAGGAGGAGCTTCGCAAGTCCTACGAGCGCCGTCTGGCCGACATCGAGGAATACAACGCGCGGGACATCGGCTTCGCCCGCGAGTCAGTGGCGCTTAAGGCGCGGCTCCAAGAGGACTACGAGCAGAAGATGCTACAGCTCGAGCTAGGGCGCGTCGGTCAGGCCACACAGAACGCCGAGGCTCTTTTCGGCAGCCTCGCCGAGGTGTCCAAGAATTGGGGCGGCGAGCAGTCGGCCGGTTACCGCGCCATGTTCGCCACGCAGAAGGCTTTCGCCGTCGCGTCCGCTACTGTCGCGGGCGGGCAGGCCATGGCCGAGGCCATGAAGCTCGGCTGGCCCGCTGGCATCCCGGCGGGCATCGCG